ATAGTCATTCAACATATAAAATGTTAATGATACCTCACTGACTGCATAACCATTTGCAATCTTTTCATTGACCATACCAATCTGACGATCAAGTGTTGTTATTTGCTTTGACGGTAATGATGCATTTTTACACAGAACATTTAATTCCCTACTGCCTGGATTACTTGGTGGTGTTAATCCTGGAATACTTGGGATAAATGATCTTGGATCTGGCAATGATATAGGCAATCCGCCAAATAAACTACTACCGATACCACCTGATAGTGATGGTAATTCCACCAAATAGTTATTTGTTCTGGCAAATCCAAGTTTGGATGATGCCATTCCTTTTAGTTCGTCAATCGTTGGCATTAGAGCATACGCCTCGAGTCTTTGTAAACTTGTTGAGCACTTGCCTTTTCAAACGACGCAGTTGGAAGAAATGTAGCAATTTCCCATTCCGGTGCCTGAACTTGTGCAAATTGGCTTTTTACGTGCTTGGACAAATAATGTTTAAAGCACGGACTAAAATATCTCATTCTAGCTGTTCTTTGTAACATACCGTAGGACAGCTGAAACTTCGTTGTCTCGTCATATCTTTTATTGTTAGTGATATCCAGTAACCCATCTAAAAATTTTGCACGTAAAACCGGTGGTAAATAATGCAAGTTTAGCCCATAAAAACCATCTTTGGCTGGACCGACAATAATTGACAATGGAAATTTATCGTAGTATGGTAATGTATCTTTTGTTTTTGGATCATAAAAAAACATGTACATACTGCCAACAACTTGATCATTTTGTTGTTTTAACTGATTATCATCCATTAGCCGATCACGATTGATTCGTGTCAATTTCTGAGCTTTTTTACGGAACCAATCACGCGACTCTTTTGTCCGTGGTGTAATACCTGCACGAAAAGCTTCAAGTTCTAGTTTCTGAAATAAATTTGACATAATGTTATTTATCACTTCTTACGTGGTTTCTTTTTACGATAAGGTGCCATTTTTTTTAATGGTTTCTTTAATTTGCCAGGCATAGGTTTGGTTAATAGTCCCATCTCTTGGAGTGTCTGTTCGGTCCAAATATGGAATTCCCAACCACGGTCCTTACAGAACTCATTTGCCGCCTCCCATTTATTCATATTTTTGACATAGGTCAGACTTTCATTAATATATCGTTTTGTCCGACGTTCACCTGTTGGTGGTTTTGTTTCTTTATCTGGTTTGATTTCTATGAGTACGGTTCTTCCATCTGTATATGTAATCTTAAGGTCGACAAAATATCTGTGGTATTTTTTATCAACCTCATAATAATATGGGATAATGGTTTCTTCGGATGACCACGATTTGACTTTAGGGTTTGTATCACACCAAATAAAGCAATACTTTTCCCACAACGATCTATAGACGACACCATCGGCGTTGCCTTTATATTTGTTACGATTGATAACCTGATATCTACCAGAATATGCCATAGAACTCTATAAATAAAATTAAACTATTTCTATGTATAGGATACACAATGGCGTTAAAATACCCACTTGAAAACCAAGATCGGTGTAGAAGTAAAATTCAGTTTCAGGCGTACAAGGTTATACCACCTGAGATTACTGGGCCAGAACTTTTTAGAGCCACAGAAGCCTTTAAAGAAGTACAAGCAAGGTTTGAAGCAGATGCAGATGGAACGGCACCATTTAGAAATAAGGATGAAGAACTAGTTCAAGCTGCCTATGGGGCTATCGAAGGGGGTAGATCTCTTAACCTTAGTGGTGTTAGTGATGTTGAAGGATCACCAATGAAATTGATTGAGGCGCCTGGACAATTGTGTAGCCTTTACTTGCCAATCTCATATTCAGTTAATGATGGTCTTTCATATGAAACTCCTAATTTAGGTTTTTCTGGAGCAGCTGCTTTGGCTGGTGTACAAGAAGGTGGTGGTGTTATTGGTTCAATTTTTGATTCATTGATAAATGGTCTATCATCTACTTTTGATCTTTTTAATAGTAATTTATCAGGTGATACTGCAAGATTGGCAGCATCCAGACTTGTTTCAAACTTTCCATTTATGCCGGAAGCGGCAAAAAATGCAATACCTTTGGCTGTTGGTGTAACACTTAATCCTAATGTCAGAGCGGTCTTTCGTGGTGTCGCATTAAGAGAATTTACATTTCAATTTAAATTTATTCCAAAATCTCAAGCCGAGGCAGAAGAAGTTAAAAAAATTGTTCAGTATTTTAGAAAAAATGCTTATCCAGAAGATATTCCAATTGGTGGCATAAATGTTGGATATAAATTTCCCAACATGTTTAAAATCAAATTAATGCATCAAGCGTCATCAAGTGGTAAATTTGTGCCGGTAGGCACACAAATAAAATTAGCATACATTAGAACGGTTCAGACAAATTATAATCCAACTGCGGCGATATTTCATTCAGATGGTAACCCAACAGAAATTGACATATCATTATCGTTTGTTGAATACAGAACAATAAGTCGTAGAGATTTGGATTATGACTATACAGATTTTGATCCAGATCTTGTAGCTACAGATGTTACATCCGGTTACGAGGATTTATAATGGCGTATTTTAGAGATTTTCCTAGAGTATTTTATGCATTCGGCGATGAATCCGAAAGAACATATGTGCAAGATATTTCAATATTTGCAGATATTGTTGATCAAGTAAAAGATGCCACGGCTTTTTACCAAGATTATTTTATTCAGGAAAATGAAAGACCTGATCAAGTCTCATTTAAACTTTACGATAATCCAAATTATCATTGGACCATTACTTTAATGAATGATAAGCTTAGAGAATCTGGTTGGCCACTTGGAAATTCTGATATTATAGCAAAGACTCAAAAGGATCATCCATATACAACAATTACAACTCGGACAAGGCTGTATGATAGATTTAAAGTGGGTCAAACAATCTCTGGTAATGTTTCTGGTGCAACTGCAACAATTGATCACAGACATTTAGATTTAGGCCAATTGGTTATTAAAAATGTTGTTGGTACATTTGTTAATGGTGAATTAGTTTCATCAATAAATGCAAGTGGTGTTACAGAAACAATTACAATTCAAAGTACTGGACCTGAATATCTTTCTGCGGCATATTATACAGACGGTGATGGTGTAGTTACGGATATTGATCCTACAGTAGGTCCTGGTGCTTTATTAACAGAGGTTACTTATCTAGATAGATATATTATACAAAATGAAGAACTGAAGCAAATACGTGTGATTAAACCTACAGTTATCCAACAGATTGTTACAGCACAAAAAGAGAGTATTAATCTATAATGTCTGATGCACCAAACCATGTATCTGATTTTACTTTCGAAAGTATCCTATTGGAATCCGAAAGATTACCAGCACCCATAGAACTTAAAAACATTACGACAGATCTAGAAATATTTGAACATTTAAATCTGCCATATTTGACAGCACTATTATCAATTGTTGATAGTAACAATGTATATTCTGATGCCGATTTATTGGGTGGCGAGACAATATCAGTTCAGATTAAAAGTACTCGCGAAAATGCAAAAGCAATAAGAAAGAAATTTTATATTTTAGAAATTATCAATACTCAAAAAGTAAATGATAATAATCAAGTTGTAAGTTTTCACTTAATAGAAGATATTGGCTATATCTCAAATTTAATTAATCTGAACAAAAGTTATACAGGTAAAAGTTCGTTAATAATTGAAAAAATAGCAAAAAATTATTTGGGAAAAGATTTAATTACCTCCAATAATGATAATCAATCAATGAAGGTCATTATCCCCAATTTGTCTCCACTTGAAGCCATGCGATGGATTAAAGATGATACCACAACTACAAATGGGTATCCGTTTTATTTGTTTTCAACGTTAGCGAAAAATGAACTCATGTTTTTTGATCTTGGTACATTATTATCTGAGCCAATAATAAATGATATACCATATAGAGCATGGGAATCTGCCTCACAATCAATGGATTTGACTGTATCCAGACGAATAATTAAAAATTATGAGGTTAATAGTTTTGATAATCTTTATCTTTTAATTAAAGATGGAACGATTGGGGCAAAATATGAATTTGTTAATACGTTAAAAAATGAAAGAATAAGATTTGATTTTGATGTAGCGAAAGATTTATTAAAACCATTATTGGATAAAGGTGTATTAAAGAAGCCACAAACCGAACCTTTATTTTCTCCTTCTTATTTGCATAATGAAAAATCATTTAACAAATATAAAAGTAGAACAATTACAAATATTGGTGGTTCGTCGCCATACAAAAATACAGTAAATACTTTTTCGGCTTACTCTGAGGGTGATAATACAGCTGATTATAAATTAGGTATATTATCAACCGCAATGAATAAACTGATGAAGAAAAATCCTATGGTTATAACCGTTAGTGGTTTGGATTTTATTGATGGTGATAAGCATTCTACAATTGGAAATAATATTAGACTAGTTTTCCAAAGAGCAATACCTGAGGATCATAGTACAGAATGGTTTGATCCAAAATTATCAGGTGAATATTTAATATATGCAGCAAGGCATGTATTCAAAAAAGAGCGATACGATATTACAATGACTTGTATTAAATTAGGTAATTATAGATCATGATACCGGAAAGACATAAAGATTTTTACGGCGATCAAACCAGATGGTTTGTCGGCACCGTTGTTGATATTAATGATCCATTGGAGCTTGGACGAATAAAAGTTAGAATTTATGGCATCCATGGTGATGACATTGTTCATAATGATTTGCCTTGGGCCCAGGTTATCATGCCAATCACTCAAGGTGGAACAAAAGGCTTTGGTAATAATTTAGGAATTCAATATGGTGCCGAGGCATTTGGAGTATTTTTAGATGGCCAGAGTTCTCAAATGCCTCTTGTTCTTGGTTCAATG